ATCCAACAAAGTATGATATCCACAAAGCAAATCAAGCGGCATTCAACCTACCATCACGATTAATCGCGAAGGTTTTTCTATTCCGTTGGATTTATAGAGGATCAGCATATGCCTATAGTAAAGATCCAGACTTCACTCCTGTTAGTAAGTCGGTAGATTTCTGGCAGAATGTTATTGATCAATACTACACAAAGTATAAAAAGTTACATGCAACACACTTAAATTATATTAAACAAGCAACAACAACTGGTATTATTACTAGCCCATTTGGTAGAGAATATACATTCGCTCCAAAAAGAAACAAACGAGGAGATCTAGTATGGTCTGAAAACGATATTACTAACTGGCCCAACCAAGGTTGTGGTGCAGATGTTATGGCAGTAGCACGAGTAGCGGCTTTTCAACGAGCTAAACGTCAGGGTTTGCGTGGTTTATTTATATCCACTGTACATGATTCAATTGTAGCTGACGTAGAGGATGTTGAACAAGAAGCATGGATTAAATTATTCGATGAAGTCTTTAGAGATCTTCCAAGTCTTGTAACACAAGCTTATGGTGTCGAATGGAATATCCCAATGTTAGGAGAGGTTTCTGTCGGCCCTAACATGCTAGATTTGACAGAAGTAAAACTGTAAGATACAATAGTAGTATTAATAGGAGAAATTAAATGGCTAGTCAAATGCAAATTAAGGTAGCAAACGTAGAGATCGGTTCTGGTACTACCAAGACCAATAAACCATATGAATATTTAGATCTAATGTATAAGAATCTATCCTTTGACAACAAGGCAGAGTCCAAAAAGATCATGCCCTTTGGTGCCAAGGAAGTCTTTGCTACCCTAAAGAATGCACAGCCGGGTGATGTCTTTACAATCCTTCGTGAGAAGGATGATGCAGGCTACTGGCAATGGGTTGGTATCTCAGAAGGTACTGATCCAATTCAACAAGCACCAACACAGAAGGGAGCAGATCCTGTGGCAACTAAACCAACTACTCAACCAGCGAAATCTACTTTTGAAACACCAGAAGAACGAGCGAAAAAGCAAGTCTATATTATCCGTCAGTCTAGCCTATCTACTGCTGTGGATCTACTCAAGACTGACAAGAAAGCGCCAAGTGTGGATGAAGTAATCCATGTTGCTAAGATCTTTGAGGACTATGTATTTGGTATTAACCTAGATGCTGATCCTGTAGCTAAGCTACCCGAGATTGAAGAAGACGATATCCCGATGTAAACAAGGCTAGGGAGAGATGGTCTTATCAACCATCCTCCCAACACAATAAGGAAATATATGCTAAAAATCTATGACTTTATTTGCCATGATTGTGGTAAAGAATTTGAAAAGATGGTAAAAACAATTGCAGATATTGAGTGTCCTTTCTGTGGATCAACACACACAGAACGACAACTTTCTGCTAACAGTATTAAAGTTAATGGCGATGGTGCCTATACAAATAAAATGAAAGTTTAATATGAATCTTTTGATTGATGCTGACCTTGTTGCATATCGTTGTGCCGCCACGGTATCTGAAGATATGGACAGAGATATTGCCTTTTATCGTATGGATGTTCTTATTCAGCAGATTATTGAGGCAACTGAAGGAGCATCATATTCATTATATCTAACTGGTAAAAATAACTTCCGTAAGAAGATTAACACTGAGTACAAAGCCAATAGAAAAGATACAGTACCTCCTGTGTATTTACAAGAGTGTCGTGAGTATCTGGTAGAAAATCACAAAGCTATTATTAGTAATGGCTGTGAGGCTGATGACTTACTTGGTCTTAATCAAACACAGGAGTCAGTTATTTGCTCCTTAGATAAAGATCTACTTATGATTCCGGGTAACCACTTTAATTGGACAAAGTTAGAATTCACACATGTAAAACCATTAGATGGAATTCGTACTTTCTACAAGCAAATGTTAATCGGAGATAGGTCAGACAATATCTTTGGTGTTAATAAAATTGGTCCAGTAAAAGCAGAAAAATTAATTGAGCATCTAGATGATGAGCAAGAGATGTTTGATGTTGTTTATAATCTTTACAATGATCCTAAACGTTTTGTTATGAATGCAAACTGTCTTTGGATTTGGAGAAACACAAACGAACTATGGCAAGACAGACACAACTTGATTTTACCAGAAGACTGTCAACAAGAAGTGACCATGACATCAGACTTTATGAAGTCTTTGAAGGACGCTACATAAACGGTGCGTACTACGACTCAGATACTGATATCTGGTGGCCACGACAATGGAATTGGGATGGCTCAGATGCGCTTGGTGAATATACTTTAGGATTATATAATGTCAGAAAAGAAACGACGAAGTAAACTAGAATTAAAGTTTGAAGAAATCCTAAAAGATAATCAAGCTGAATATGAATATGAAGTTACAGTAATTCCCTATAAGATTCCAGAAAGTAATCATAAGTACACAGTTGACTGGACATTACTAAATGGAATTCTTATTGAGACCAAAGGCTATCTAAGTGACCACAGAGAAAGGTACAAATACGTACTGCTCAAAGAACAGCATCCAGATTTAGATCTGCGATTTGTCTTTGACAACATTAATAAACTTTGTGGTGGAACCAAGATGACCCATGGAGCTTGGGCTGAAAAATATGGTTTTAAATATTGCTCTATTAAAGATACAGAACAGATTAGAACTTGGATAAAGGAACAAAATGTCTAACATCTTTCTAATTGGAGATACACACTTTGGTCATGCCAACATTCTCACCTTTAAACGGGATAATGGGAATCCTCTACGTGAATTTCCAAACATTTATTGCCATGATGAATACCTGATTGAGCGTTGGAACTCTGTTGTTGGTCCCAATGATAGAGTTTACCATCTGGGTGATGTTGGATTTAAGAATTTTACACAAGTACATGAAACTTTTAAACGTCTTAATGGTGTAAAGGTTCTTATCAAAGGTAACCATGACAACTTTAAACTATCACAGTACAGTCAGATTTTTAAGGATGTTCGTGGTTCTCATACACTAGATAAATTTATCCTAACACATATCCCAATACATCCTAGTTCACTTTCTAGATGGAAGGCAAATATCCACGGACATGTACATAGTAATAGTTTACCAGATAAACTTTACTTTAATGTTTCAGTTGAGAATTTACATGACTATACACCAATTGATTTTGAATCTATTAGGAGTTTTTACAGTTGAAACATTTAATCATTCCAGACTGTCAGATCAAAGATGGAGATGACACTGAATTCCTGTCTTGGATTGGACAATATATCTTAGATCAAAAACCAGATGTTATTATTAACCTCGGTGATTTTGCAGACATGGAGAGTTTAAGTAGTTATGATGTTGGTAAGAAGTCGTTCGAAGGAAAAAGATATATTAAAGACATTGGCGCGGCCCACCAAGCGATGGACAAGCTGTTACAACCTCTACGTGAGTTCAATGCTAAGGCAAAAAAGAACAAAGAGAAACAGTACAAGCCACGAAAAGTTCTTACACTTGGTAATCACGAAGAGCGGATTGCACGTGCGGTAAATAATGATCCTAAGCTAGAAGGATTAATCAAGTATGAAGACTTGCCTTACCAGGATTGGGAAGTCCATCCCTTTCTTAAGCCGGTTTTTATTGATGGTATTGCTTACTGTCATTACTTCCCAACTGGTGTTATGGGACGACCAGCTACTACTGCCTCTGCTATGGTTTCTAAGTTGCATATGTCTTGTATCGCTGGTCATCAGCAAGGTAAACAAGTGGCATATGGAAAGCGCCCTGATGGCAGCACTATCACTTGTATCATTGCTGGTTCTTGCTACGAGCATGATGAGCACTATCTAGATCACCAAACAAACAAACATTGGCGTGGTGTTATCGTGCTACATGAAGTGCAGGATGGTTGCTTTGATGAAATGTTTGTTAGTCTATCTTATTTAAAGAAACGTTATGAAAACAAATAAAATTAATGATACTCATGTATTTAATGTAGTTCTTCAGTATGCAGAACGAGCACAAAAGGGATTTGAAAAGTATGGAACAACAACAGAGAGAACAGACATTGATCTCAAAGGTTGGCTCCAGCATCTTCAAGAAGAGCTTATGGATGCTACTGTTTATATTGAGCGTATCAAGTACGAGCTTAACACCAAATCAAATAATGGAATCAGGATGCAAGAGAAACCACAGCAAGCACAACAAAGTGCCAACAACAATATGCAACTATCAGAATACCTTAACCTCACACACCAAACAGCGATCTATCCCGAAGCAGGAACAGGAAGCAATCTTGAGCTATACTACCTATCTCTTGGGCTTGTATCCGAAGCAGGCGAAGTGGCGGGTAAAGTCAAGAAATTAATTAGAGATGGTAAACTTGATGTCGGAAATCTTGCCTATGAACTGGGCGACTGCTTCTGGTACTTGGTACGACTATGTGATGCAATCGGTTACAGCCCTGAAGATGTCACCACTATCAACATCAACAAGCTACTTAAGAGGAAAGAAAATGGAACCATCCAAGGTTCAGGCGATCACCGTTAATAAACCACTAGTTATTACACATGAAAACTCTCTGTTGTACACATCATTAAAACAATGCATGGCAAACAATGAAGAGTTACGACAAGCTTTACTAGATGCAGCCCAAACAATTAGTGCCTTAACGGAAAAACTACGAGAACAAAATGAAAGTAAATCTACTACGACCTGAGACTCTTGATGGAGCACTTGAATTTATCGGCCATTGCGCTGGCATTTGTTACAACTCTAGTCTTGAACCTAACGCTTGCATTAAGCGTGCTGTTAGTTGCAAAGACAAAGGTCATCTGGCCACGCTGCGTTTTGCCCACGCTACTTTTCACATTACTGGAATTAGTCGTGCTTGTTCACATCAGTTTGTGCGTTCTAAGCACTTAGATTTTCTACAACGATCACAGAGGTATTGTAAAGAAGATGAAGCTTCCTTTGTCTATCCGGGTACAACTAGCGATACTCTTATTTCTAGTGCATACCAAAGTGCAATGGCACGTTATAAAGAACTACTTGAAGCAGGTGTTAAGAAAGAAGATGCTCGGTTCGTGTTGCCAGAAGGAACACAAACAGAACTAATTGTTACTGGTAATCTACAAGCATGGTTAGATTTTATTAAACTACGTGCAGATAAACATGCACAGTGGGAGATCCGCGCAGTAGCTAAAGAAATTAATAACCAACTAGCAGCAAAGCTAGATCCTCTATTTACTTGGATGCCATAATGTTTGATCCTGTTACTATGTTAGCGGCTTTCGGGCCGCTTGTTGTTAAACTTGGTGAGTCTGTTATCAACAAGTTTATTGCTCCTGATAATTTTAAACCAGCAACTATTGATGACTGGGTTAAAATGAAAGAACTTGATATTAAACAATTTGAAGTTCTAAATAATGCCGGTGGAACTAATGCAAGTTACCCATGGGTAGAAGCTTGTATTCGTCTAATGCGTCCTGCTATTGCTATTGGTGTTATTGGTACATGGGCTATTTGTAAATTAAGTGCTGATGGCTGCGGTCCAGAAGTTGATAACTTTGCGGCAGCAATTGGTTTCTACTTATTTGGTGATCGCTCTCTCTTTTATTCTACTAAGAAATGAACAACACATTTAATGACCTTCTAGAGCGTTTAAAACTAGAGGATGAGGTAACTATCCTAGAGATACTCAATCTCTCAACAGAGGAGCTTGTAGATACCTTAGAGCCTATGATTTATGTACGACAGGACAGAGTTCGGAGTTACTATGGTGAAGATGACGAGACCGTGGACGGGGAAGAAGTCTGAGACTCCTCCTGTTAAAAAAGAACAGCACCTAGATAGAAAAACAAAAGAAGAATTAGAGCATCGTTGGCAAAACGATGATTGGGAAAAACAACTTAGGGAATATTATGACTGCTTGTATAGAGTGGGATAAGGCTAAAGATAAAGCTGGCTATGGTGTTAGCTGGTTAAATGGTAAGTGGATTCGAGCACATAGAAAAGCTTATATCCAAAACAAAGGAGAAATTCCCGATGACCTAGTAGTTAGGCATACTTGTGATAATAAAGCTTGTGTTAATCCAGATCACCTTATATTAGGAACACATCAAGATAATTCAACTGATATGGTTTCTAGAGATAGACAAGCAAAGGGAAGTTTAGTAGGCACTGCTAAACTGACAGAAGAGATTGTAGTTATGATTCGTAGTTTATCTGGAAGTTCACAACAATTAGCTAAGTTCTTCGATTGTAGTAAGACAACAATTAAAGACATTCGTAATAATAAAATTTGGAAACACGTATGATTATTAATAGATTTAAGAATAGTTTTGCAGAGAATGTATTCAATTTAAAATACCGACAAGGACCAACAGATCATTGGGATGCTCTCTGTGAGAGACTAGTTGAAGATGTTTGTGGTACTCGGTTGGGAACAGAACGAGCACTAATGTCTCAAGAAGATAGAGAACAACTAGTTCAGTATATGAAAGAGATGAAATTTTTAGCTGGTGGCCGGTATCTATATTATGCAGGTCGGCCAAATCATTATTATAATAATTGTTTTCTTCTTAAAGCAGAAGAAGATACACGTGAAGAGTGGGCAAATCTAGCTCATCGTGCTACCTCGTGTTTAATGACCGGAGGTGGAATCGGTGTTGATTATTCTTTACTTCGTGCTGCTGGTAAGCCAATTCGTCGTACTGGTGGTGTTAGCTCTGGTCCTATCTCTCTTATGTCTATGTTAAATGAGATTGGTAGAAACGTTCAACAAGGTGGTTCACGAAGATCCGCCATTTATGCAAGCTTGAACTGGCTTCACGAGGACATCCCTGCATTTCTGAAAGCAAAGAACTGGTCAGATGAAATCAAGGCAATGAAGAGTAAAGACTTCAATGCTGCTGCTCCACTAGACATGACTAACATCTCTGTTAATTATGATGATAAGTGGTTATATAATGCTCATCGTGCTGAGCTACCTACCTTCGTAGAGAACTGTCGTCAAGCAATGATGACTGGTGAACCCGGTTTCTCTTTTAACTTCGGTGATAAACAAAATGAAACCCTACGTAACGCTTGTACAGAAGTTACATCTAGTGATGATTCTGACGTATGTAACCTTGGTTCAATTAATATTTCAAATATTAAAGATATTGAAGAGTTCAAACATGTCGTCGAGTTGGGTTCTAAGTTCCTTGTCTGTGGAACCCTACGAGCCGACTTACCATACGATAAAGTATACAAAGTTCGAGAAAAGAATCGACGCCTCGGACTGGGTCTTATGGGTATTCACGCATGGCTTCTCCAGCGAGGACAAGGATATGAAGTAACACCAGAACTACATAAGTGGTTAAAGGTATATAAAGAGGAATCAGAACGTAGTGCTAATGAACATTGTGAACGGCTGTACATTTCCAAGCCAGTGGCTTATAGAGCTATTGCACCAACGGGCAGTATTGGTATTCTTGCCGGAACCACCACAGGTATTGAACCTTTGTTTGCTGTTGCCTACAAGCGTCGGTATTTAACAGATGGTACTAAGTGGAAGTATGAATATGTTGTTGACTCAACAGCAGACCAACTCATTCGTGAATATGGTCTTGATCCAAACAAAATTGAAACAGCCTATGGACTAAGCAATGACTACGAAAAACGACTCAAGTTCCAAGCAGACATTCAAGATTACGTTGACATGTCAATTTCGTCCACCATCAATCTGCCATCGTGGGGCAGTCGTGGTAACTCTGAATCGGATGTTGCGCGGTTTGCAGATACTCTTTCAAAGTATGCCCCACGTTTGCGGGGATTTACATGTTACCCAGATGGAAGTCGAGGAGGTCAACCATTAACAGAATGTACTTATGAAGAAGCAATGAAGCACAAGGGTGTTGTGTTCGATGAGAACGTAGATCGCGCTTGTACTTCCGGCGTATGCGGCATTTAAATAATAATAATAAGAAAGAATATATTGCACATCTTTAATTTAAACTTTATTACAGGAGTTTCTGTAGGCATTGAACTTTTCACTGGAGATGCAACACTCCCCGGCGATAAGTTTGCTGTCACAATTGATTTATTTATTATTAGATTTACATATGTGTACTCATCAGAGGATGGTGAATGATGCCTACCTTTGACAAGAACACACAAACAATCGAACAGTATTTAGATACACTAATTGAATGGTATCTAGAGAATAAATAAAAGAAAAGCCCGGCTAGGAATTAACCTAGACCGGGCTATTTTTATGGGTAGAAAACTCTCTTACCAGACTTTGGAGGAACTGTTTGGATATGACACCATGTCTTAGTTGCTGATGGATGTTCTAACCACAAACCTATTTCAGTTAGTACATGGAGATTATCCATACACCACTTATCTAGTTTACCATCAACATCTTCAAGATCACATGCCTTGCATAACATGTGGTTACTCTTTTTTGCAGCATTTGGTATGGCAGCATTAACACTAGCAGGACGATACCCACTAGTCACTTTACGCTGTGAACCAAAAGCATCTAAAAGTTTATTAACTTTTTCAACAGTGTCAATTGCATTCTCAAGAAGTTCAAAAGTAAGTCCAGATTTCCTGTTCATTAGGTAGTCATCAACAGTTATCATTTGCCTGCTCTCCTCTTCAGATACTCACCTAGATTATCTCTAACAATAGCTGCTTGTTGTTCTGGTGTCGATTGTCCTGTCTTAGCATTATAATAGATACCAAATAGTCCGGGTCTATTCATATTTGCTATTTGTGTTTCAACAGCATCTTCCAGTTTAGAAGCATCACCACCATAGTATTTAGTAACAAGTTTTTCAAAGGCAGCAACACCCCTTTCTTTGTCACCATGTACTATGTACTGTACAGATTTTTCTAACAGAGCCTTTGCTTGGTCCTGTCTTTCCTTGCTGGCTAATTGTTTACGTGTATCCATAGCCTGCTTTGTAGTTTGTGAACCAATCCATGGTGCTAGTTTAGCAGCAGTATCTCTTTCAACACCACCCTGTCCGCGCTTACCCATGCGAGTAAACAATGGACCTTCACCACCAAAAAGATCGCCATTATTTCTAACCTGATCTACAATACCAGATACTGGACCCTTTGGTAATACCTTTTTTAAAGCTTGGTCTCGCTCAGGTACAGTAGAATTTGGACTCATAGCACTCCAAGTATTAGCTACAACATCTTTACCCCAAGCTAAGTGTGGAGCAAATGCAATGATACCATTCTTTTCAATGTCTGCTACCTTATTAACTAGTGATGTATAGCGCATAGATGCATCCATATCAATCTCTGTCATATCAGATAGAGCACCCATTGATACCCAGCGGGGGGCATGGTCCATAATAAGTTCGGACAGATTAGGCCATCTATCAACAGTCCACCAACCCATAGAAAGACCTAGCTGCCTGAGTAGTTCATACTCAGCTAGGATAGGCATAGAAATTGCACCACCGAGAATCATAGTAACACCAGCAGTCATAATTAATGGTGCTGCTGATCTTGCATTTGGTTGTTGTGCAAATTCTTTTAGGTCTACAATTAAGTTACCCAACTGTGTATGAGCAAAGGTTGCAAGAGTTGCACCTTGCTCACCAACAATACCAAGTTCTCTGTAGATAGCTGGTAGTTTTTTGCTACCATAAGCAACCATATTTTCTGTGGCATCTCTGGATGCAACTCTGATAAGCTCATCACCTTTGAGACCACTTCTCTTATGTAGATTGTAGAAGAACAGGAAGGAAGCATAACGAGAACCACGATCACCCCAAGCAGAGATCTTTTTACCTGTGATAGTATCAATACTTCTATTCAACACAGAATCAGGATCTGCACCAATACGCATATCATTATACTCGTTAACCATTTGAGGATGAAGAACGTTAGTTTCTTGTCCAGCTTTGTAGATAGCACGTTCTAACTCAGGATCTTTAGAGATGTACTTCTTGCCTAGTGATAGTTGCGCCAATGTCTCACCAAAAGCAGCCATGACTTGGCGTGGTGTTTCACCTTCTTTAAATGAACTACGTAATGAGTTTAATGCTTGTAATGGTTGTGCAACCCAGATGGCAGGCTTCATCAGAATGTTTGAGATGTAGAATGCATTACCAAACAATCCCATGAATCTATCAATAGCGTGCTTATCTCTGTTGTGATATCCAAAAATAGAATCAACACCAACGTCAATAGCTTCTCTAACACGATCAGATGTAATCTTCATTGCTTCTGATATACCACCTTTTGGATAAGGCAAACCAATCTGTGTTTGGATATAGAAACCTAAGATATCTTTTGTTGTTGGATCCATCTTATGTTCATTGTCGATTAAGAAATCAATATAATCTTTTTGAACAGAACGAGACATAATGTTTTGAGCATAGCTATCTACCATTCTTGGAAGAGCAGTTCTTAGTTGCTCACCCATGGCTCGTTTAGACATACCAATTTGGTCACCAATAAAACCACCAACAATATTAGACTTTAGTGTATGAGATCCAATGTTGGCATTCTCTTCTTGACTCATTACCTTTTCAACAGCCGAGATAGCCTCTTCTAAATCTTTACCTGACTTGCCTGAAATACTATCAATAAAGTCTTTCAGGTTTTGAGTGGCCTTTCCTTCGCGAAGATCGGCAACTTCTGCTGTATTGATAACAACACGTTGGTCTGTGTTCTGACTACGGTACTTATCAGCCCAATACTTTGCTTCTCTGGCTGTTAAGAAATGCTGTTGTCTTACTAGAACACCATTAACATGTACAGTCATAGCATGATTACCAATACGACTAGTAAGCATATAACCAATACGTTGTTTTAGTTTTGTATAATCAAGATCCTTATTGGCAAGCATCTTAACAGAGGACTCCCACAGTTTTGTAGTTGCTCTGTCAATAGAGTTTGCTAGTCGTAATTGCTCAGGAGACCATGATCCTTTATTTGCATCTATGGTTTCTTTTGAGTCTACACCATTACGATAGCCATCCATTAATGTACTATATACATCATAGATTTTAGAGCCATCAGAGATCTTGTTTAAAGCAGGAACTAAGGCTGTATCATGTTCAGATCCTGTTGTTTTATAAAACCATTTGCCTTCCTTGCGCCAGTCTCGGATAGCATCAAGACCATGGTTAATGTCACGAATTAAATATTCTTTAGCTCGTTCAGCCTTAGCGACAGAGGCTTCCATCTTTGAAAAGTAGGGATTATGACGCATCATCTGACGTAAGTTTTGTGTAAAACCATGAGCAAAGATACGCAAAGATCCTGATTTTATAGCAGCAAGAACATCTTGTGGTGTGTGCATCCTATTATAATCCATTTTTTGATTTGGATTAAAGCCGGGTGGAAGACCATCAGATGTATCTAATAAATGTTCACCGAACTGTAGAACATCATCTAGTGCTGTTCGTTCGTTCTTGTTTAGATTCATTAGATTTTTAATTGCATTTGTTAATTTAGAAAAACCAGATTGTCCTTCAAGCTTAATACGAGCTAAGGCTAATTGAAACTTCTGATCAGAAAGACCATAGGCAACAAACTCTCGTGTGTTTTCCATCACAATCTTTGTATCTGTTTCACCTAAGAATCGTTTAATAGTATCTATTTTATTTTTATCTAGTCTAATACTATTATACAAATTCTTAATATTACGTGTAGCTTTTACTTGTCTTGGATCAGTTAATTGTCCCTTGTCAAATAAAGCCAATGCCTTATTAACAGCACTGTGGACTACTTCATGTAGGAAGACACCGGGAGAAGATGTCCAGTCACCCTTCATATGTACGTATCCACTAATGTTATCAAAACCACCAGCATGTGGAAAGTTAGGATCATTAATAAATTTATTATTTCCTACAAGTGGATTGTCCAATAACTTGCTAGCAAGCTCACCAAGATATCTACCATATGGTGTTAGTGATGGATCGTTACGATTACTAGCTAAAAATTCAAGACCGCCACGAACACCACGCTCGGTAACAGCTTGTAACATAGGCTCTCTTAGTTCCCATGATGCTTTGTCAATAGCAGTTTGATTGAAGTCATAGTCTGACTTTTGTTGTTGATCAAACTTCTTATTATATTCTGCTTCAATCTTTGCATACTCTTCTTTTAGGGTTTCCATAAAAGCAAAAGCGTGTTGTCCAGCAGGAGAACCAAGACCATTATCAATAATAGATTGATATGCTTCATCAATTTTTCTCTGTTTATTTTCTAACATCTTATTCAAAATATTAGGAGAGAATTCAGAGTAGTCTCTACTCATCACAGCTTCATTAACAGCATGACGATCATGTAGAGGTTTAAACTCTGTTGATACTGTTGGTTCTGCTACCTGCTCTTGCCTAACCTCTGGTTCTTCTCCATATACCTTAGCCAGATTTTGTTCTAGATAATTAGAAACCTCTTCATATCTAGTTTGAATGTCTGCGAGTCGTGTTTTCTCTTCAGAAGTTAGAGCAGCACCCTTCTTAGATAGATCTTTGTATTCGCTCTCTAAGGCTTTTAATTCTGATTCCCTAGCGGAGTATTCAGTGAGTAACTGATCGTCGATTCTAGGTGCCTCTACGTCAGTCCTAGACGCATTGTCTGGTACTAGATTAACATCCTCACCCTTATATGCTTGTAGTTGTGTTAAAGCATATGTTTGACTAACAAGATCTTCACGAAGTTTGTTTGCATACTCAGACTCTGGATCTCGTTGTCTTGCTAGTTGCTCCTCAATTGCACGGATGTTTGACATACGAACAGCAATTTGATTATCAACATCAGTTGTTGCCTTGATATCATAAGTTGGTTCTTCTACTGTTGGCTTTTTATTATCATACTTTCCCTTACCAACTGTAATTTGTGGACCACCATCCAATGAATTACGAACACCAAAACCAGCACCAAGCATACCAGCAATTGTAGCTGATTCTGCTGTTGGTTCAAACTTCTCTTTCATTTCTTTTGTATCAGAAATACCAGAAATAGCAGCACGAGTAGCAAGGTCTTGTGCTGCATTGATACCAGCACCAGAGACTGCTTGTTTTAGCATACCTTTACCAACAGAACCCGGTAGACCAACACCAACCATGTTACCAACAGTATCAATACCAGTAGCAGCAAGTGCTGTTGGTAGTGTTTCACCTGCTTTAACAGCAGACTGTCCTGTATCAAAAGGAGATGCAATCATAGCCATCATCTGAGCAGGTAGTGTCATACCGATACCTTGAAGTTTACCACCAAATGACTGCTCTGCATCTTTAGGATTCCAGTATTCATCCATAGATGAAATCTGATCTTCCATTCCTTTATATATAGTATCAGCAGTATCTGTTGCACCAACGGCAGAAGCCAGACCCCCACCAAGGAGTCCGGCTGCTTTTACAAATGGCTGTGCTGCTTGATTTAAACTCATCCCTACGTTTTCTGTTAGGGTTGTTTTACGTTTCTGTTTTAAAGAAGCAAGAGCTAGTAACCCATCATCAGAAAGGTCATCAAATTTATTTTGTGAAATAGCGATAAGGTCATCATCAGATAGGTTATCTAAACTCATTTATTTTCCTTTTGTAATTTGCTCAATAAGAGCCTTCCGTTGTTCTGGAGTTAGTTTTGTACCAGTTGTCGTTGCTTTTGGAGTACCGGCAGTAACAGCAGGTCTTGTTGGAATCTTGCCTTCTGTTAGTTCTGTTAGTGGGATAGAACCTTCCTTAGCATTAGAAGCATTACGAGCATTATAGGTAGCAAGATCTTGGTTATACAGAGACATCCATTTTTCAGCTTCACCCTCACCAAACTGTTCCCTAGTAACAGGATTAATACCGCTGTTAATAGCCCATTCCATAACACCAAGTCGTTTGTCTGGAGATAACTTATAGAATTCTAAGTATGGATCTTTACCACCTGTTTTTGTTGATGCTCTCTTAGCTGCTTCTTGTAGTGCAAGAATCTTTTGATACTCTGCACTATCTAGTCTCTGATCACCTTGTAGAAGTTTCTGACGTAGATCAGGAGTATCTACTAAAGCCTGCATAACTGCTTCATACTCAGGACCACCTTGAGTAATACCACCATTACGCTTAGGTGGTAGTGGTACTAGTGGTGAATTATTAGCATTAACCGCCTGTGGAACAGAAGGTGTCTTATCAATATTAGCTTCTGCTAACTGAAGTTCTTTTGCAAGATTAGGATCATTTGGATATAGTTGTTTCTCTTGTCTTAGAATTCCAATTCTACCTAGATCTCTTTGTTGCTGTTCTTGTGGTGATACCTGCCAATTAAATCCAGTTCCTGTTGGTTGTTCTGGTTGTTGCATTTGAAAACCAATACCACCACCTTCAATCTTTGTTTTCTTTAGATCATTTAATCTTGATAGAAGCTGTTCAGTGGTTAGTTTGTTTCTATTACCGGCATTAGTTAGATCAATGTCTCCCTGAGCAGTTTCCATAGCCTTACGACCAGCGGCATCTTGAGAATTCATTTGCCCAATATAACCACGCTTTGCTGCATCCATATAGTCAGATGCGCGTTTCATTGTGGCATAGTCAGATTCTGTTTGCTTGATGTTTACATCCATTGGTTGCATCTGCTGCTCGCGCTGATTAGCTAGAAACTGTTTAATAAGTTCTAGTTCTGCGCCTTGTTCAGCATTAGCAGCATTAAATCCTTGATAAACAGCACC